CCGTCGATCTTGGGCGCATCCTGGCTCTCCAGGGTCCGCACGGCCTTCTTGATGTCATCCACCGTCAGGTTGTAGGTGGTGGCGGACGCGGCGGCGTCCTGCAGCGCGGCCCGGGAGGCGGCGCCGCCGGCATACTGCACGTTGGTGCCGGCATTGATAACCTCTCTGGTGATGGTGTCCAGGGTCCGGCCCGCCTGGGAGGCGATGAGCTTGGTGGCCTGGATCAGGTTGTTGTCGATGGCGGTCAGCAGCAGCAGATCGGACAGAGTGACATAGCCGCCGTACTGGCTGATGGTGGCCGTCAGGTTCTTCACGTTGAGGCTCTGGCCGTCGGGGGTCACGCCCTCGGACAGGGCAGTGGTCATCTCAGGCAGGGGGTCGTACTGCCGGAACTCGATGGTCTTGCCGCCGTTCTTAGGGATGGGATGCTTCTGACCAAACTGGTCGTGGACCAGCTCTGCCTCCGCCAGATCGATGAGATAGTCAGAGTAGTAGGTCTTCATCTCCACGCTCAGGTTATTGCCCTGGGTGTTGGAGGTGGTCTTGTTGACATTCAGGTTGCCGTCAAACAGGCTCAGGTTGACAGGCAGATAAATGATTTCAGCCATGATAGTCTCCTTTCTGCGTCAAAAGGAGATCTTCTCTCCTCTTGCGGCTCGTTTTGCGATTTCGGCACGGTCCTTCTTCGTCAGCTTGGTGACGTCAGACTTGACCGTGAAACTGGCCTGGGCCGAAGAGCCGGTCTCCGCCGGTCTCTGGCCTCTGGCCCGGATGTTGCTGGTGATCTGCTTCTCCGCCGCCTTTGCGGTGGACTGGGCCACCCCCGCCTTGATCTCGTCCATGTGGATGACCTCATAGGCGGTCTTCATGGGGGTCCCTGCCCGCAGCAGACTGAGGAACTGAGGGTTCTGGCTCTCCCGCTGGATGTCAAAGGATGGGTACAGTTGCTTCAGGGCCTCGCCCTCCGTGTACCACTGCTGCATCTGACGGTTCACCTGCTGCTGCTGGTGCTGCTGCCGCAACTGAGCGTTGAGCTGTGCGTTCTCCCGCTCATAGCGTTTGAACTGCTTGAACTGCTCCACGGTCATGCCGTTCTCGTCGGCGGCCTGCTGCCAATAGGAGTCATCGTCCTCCATGGCGGCCAGCAGCTTGTCCATGTCCCCGTCGGTCACCCCGTACCGGTCCCGGAGAATATCAATGACGGGACTCACTGCGTCCAGCTGCTCCCGCAGGTCCCGGGTCTCGGCGAATCTCTGGTTGATGATCCTCTGGGTGTCCTCGGTGTACAGGTCCTTCCATTCCTCGCTGTTCACCAGCTCTCTGTAACGCTGCCGGCGGTCTTCCAGCGTGTCGGAGGTGGTCTCCACCCCAATACGCTCCCCGGCGTCAGGAGCCGTCTCTGCCGTCTGGATCCCGTACTTCACGTTGTCCAGCTCTCCGCCCGTCTTCCCGCGCCGGGTGCTCGCGGGTTCTGCCTGGGTTCCGCCCGGTGTTGCCGCCGCGCTCTCTCCGCCCTCTCCGTCAAAGAGATTGAGGATGGGTCTGAGGAGCGTGAAATGCTCAGATAGATTCATGAGCGATCCTCCTTTTCCCGCGGGTTTCTCTTCCACCCGTGTAAGCCAGTCTCTGGCGCCGCCCTGCGGAGACAGAGGCCGAAGCCCCCGTCCCCGCAAAAAGGAAAGCGCCGGAGGACAGTACCACTGTACCAATGTCCTCCGACGCTTTCGCCCCGAAACAACAAAAAATTTCAATTATTTTTTCAGCGTCACTTCTCCCGATACCGGATGGATCAGAATGACCTCCCGTCCCAGCTCCGACGCATACCGCACTGCCTCGCCGGCCAGGCTCTCCTCCGCCGGATCACAGACGGCCAGCACCACATCCGCCTCCTGGACACAATGTTCCAGCGCCTCCCGTCGGCAGGTCTCGGTCTCCCTGGGGCTGATCATCTCCACCCTACTGCACGCCGCCAGCAAATCAAAATACCGTTCCCGGAGATAAGGCGCCCATTTGTTGGCCTGTTCCTCCCATGGGATCACACTCACCAGCTCCAGGTCCGTATCCTTCTCCCGGAGCACCTGGATCATCTCCCCGGCATAGAGCCCGGCTCCATAGCCGCAGGCCACGACAAACCTCGTCGCGCCCGTCTGCCTCTGGGCCAGGATCTGCTGCAGCATCTCCAGCTTCATCTCCCGGCACCCTGGGTCCTCCTCGTCGAACCCCCAGGGGGAGCGCATCGGAGAACAGCCGAACACCGCGCAGCATTTCATTTCGTTCATAAGGGTCTCTCTTTCTGTCCGTTTGTCTCCTTTGATTATATCTTGTCGTGTGTAACACGTCAACGACGTATTTCAGGTTATTTTGTCGAATCCCTCTTTTCGGTACACTGAATGTAACCAAAGGAGGGATTTCTATGATCACCCAGCTCAGTCCCGCCCAGCGAATGGAAAACCTTTCCTACGCCATCGGCTATTACCGCAGACAGCATGGATACTCCCAAGAACAGCTTGCGGAGGTCCTGAACATCAGTCGACAGCATCTGGCCGCCATCGAAGCGCCCGGTATGGACCGGGGCCTGTCCCTCCCGCTCCTGTTTCAGATTGCCGACGCTCTGGACATTGAGCCGTACCTGCTGCTCAAGTTCAAACTCGCCCTGTAACCTGCACCTCCAAAAACGTCGGATTTGACTTTGCGATCTGCTCCAGCCCGATGACCACGCACCAGAACGCACCCGCAGCCTGCTCTCCGCCGGAGAACGACAGCCGGACATCTGCCTCCATCATATCACAAATGTTATCCTTCGCACAAACGCCATTCTGCACATATCCTGCCAGAGCATAGACCAACCCTGACACCGCCGCGCAGACCTGCACAGACCCCGTAGCATGGCCATAGACCTGAAGAGAGAACCGATCTCCCTCAACATCGGCCAATACCCTGGTCATGCCCCGCCTCCCGGCGTCGCCGCCGAAGAGCCCAGGTCCATATTGGGTGTGGACCGTGCCGCCAGTCTCTGCCCATAGGCCGTCATGTTGGGCTTCTCCGCGTCCACCACCATGGAGTCCATACTCTTCCCACTCTGAGGCGCCTGGGCCTCTCCCTGCTGCGTACCGTCCATGGGCATCCCCATCATCCCCTGACTCTGCTGCAGGGCCAGGGTGAGCTGCTGGACCAGGTTCTGGAGGGTCTGCCCCTTCTCCACATACTGCTTCACATCGTCGATCCCCTCAAAGTCCATCATCTGCAAAGCTCCCATGGCCTGCTGGGCCAGCTCGGGATTGAAGAAGCCCATGTTGAACAGCTCCTTGGCCCGCTCGTTCTGCTCCATCCGGGAGAAGGGAGACTTCTTCTGCGCCTTGACCTTCACGTCGAATACCGGTCTCCGATACAGCATCTCCGTCTGTCCCGGATACATCTGCGGCATAGGCTGGTCCCGCAGCCCGGAGTTATCCATCTGCACGAACTCATACCCCTGCTGATTGGGCGCCGTCACCCGGAATGCTCTCTTTTCGTCGTAGAACTGCCGCATCAGCTCGATGACCAACTCCACCACATCGGCAAAGGCCCGGTAATGAGCGGAGATCATATCCCGGGACACCTTATTCCCCGCTTCCTGCAGGGCCGCGATAGCCGCCGCCGCCGTCACGCCGGCAGAGGACCCGCCGGAGTTTGCGTCCCGGTTGGCCGCCGTCTCCTTCATCTCGTCGATCTTCATCTGGGCGATCTCCACATAGATGGAGGAGATAGGCTGGACCACGATATCCTTGATCCGCCGATCGTCGATCTCGCCCTCCACATGGACCAGCGGCTGCTCCCAGTCCAAAAACTCCTCCTCATTCACCGCCGTGGAATTGGACACCCAGCTCCTGGGCTTGGTTGCCTTCATGGCGTGGTCCAGGATATGCCCGTACAGCTTGTCGATGTACATCTGAGGGTCCTTGCACACCGCGATGTACCCAAACCCCACCGGCATCCCCTTCTCCGGGAAAAGGGTATCCATGACAACAGGGTACATCCCGTGGTCATAGAACCCCCTGCCGGCCAGCTCCGGGTCGTTCTCCGAGGCGTACAGCAGCACATTCCCCACGAACTTGGCGTAGTGCAGCACCGTCTTCCCAATAGGGTCCTCGATCTTGTAATACCAGTCCACCACAAGAGACTTCTTGCTCAGATCAATGGTCTCGTCGTAACAATACTTCTTCACATCGATGGTCTTCCCGCCCAGTCTCCCCTTGTACTGGGGATACTGCTGGTCCAGCAGATCCTCGTCTACCAGATCCACGATAAACAGATTTCTGGACTTCTGGATGTCCGTCACCCCCGGCTCCCAGAACACGTTGAGCAGGTCCAGCTGCCGCACGTCAATGTCCCCCATGCCGTTTTCCTTCTTGGGATTCCATCCCACGAAGTAGCAGGCCGTCCCGTGCTTCAGCTTCTCCCACCATGCGTCCGAAATCGTCCGGTCGTAGTCGTTGTACTCCATCACCACCGGCACAACGCTGCACAGCATCTTGGCGCTCTCCTCGTCGCTCTGCTCTCTGGGCAGGATTACCGGCTCCGGCATATTGTCCATGGCGTCGGCATGCTTGTTCATGAGAGTATTAAACAGCCAGGCTGACGTGGGCTCCGGGCTCCAGCCCTTGGGTTTCTCCCTGCGGATGGCCTCCCAGTGCCGCAGCTCCCACCACAGCTCGTCCTCCACCACTCTGGACTCCAGGTTCTGCTTCCCGTCCTTGTACCGGGTGAGAGTAGCCGCCGCCTCGGCGATCTCCTTCTCTCCGATCCTCTGTCGGTCCATCCCCGCCGGGTCCGGCTCCCGCATGGCTCCAATAAGCCCGGAGGCTCCTGCCCCGGCGTTCTGCCGCAGCGCCACGTCAGGAGGGATTTCTACATCCTCCGGCACTCTTGGCCGCCCCAGCTCCTCTCTCTGCTGCTGGAGCAGTCTCCATCTGATCCTCTCGTCCATCAGCTCACCCCTTTCGATAGAATGCGTAGGGATCATATCCCTGTTGGTTCGTCCCCCATATATCAAGCGGATCGTATGGTTTCGGCTCCGCCAGCTTTCTCTTTCTCGGCGCGATGGGATTCTTCATGCACACATATCTGAGCATATCGTAGGCATGGTCCTCCCCGTCGGTATCCACGTCCTCCACGTCGGTCTCGTCATACACCAGGTTGGGCACAGTTCGGATAAAGTGCTTGCAGGTGTCGAACACATACAGCATAGGCCGCTCGTCCTCATCAAACACCAGCCTGTGGTGGACCTGCATCTTCCCGTCGATCCGTGCGTGGTCCCCCTTCTCAAAGTACACCCTCTGCCGCTCCATCAGCGCCCCGATGCTCTCCGTCCCGTCAGACCCCCAGATCGCCGGGTCTCCCACTCTGTGTATGGTCTTCCCCCTCAGATTGGGATCATCCTCCTCGATCTCTCTGATCTTCCGGGCCACCTCCGTGGGCTCCCACTTGACCCCCTGGTTAGGCGTCCCCGTGCATCCATAAAGCTCCCGTATATGATACAGTCTCCGGTTCCGGTCCACCGCAAACCACCCCACAGAGAATGGCCTGGAGTACCCCCAGTCCAGCCCGCACCAGATCCCCCAGTCCTCCGGGATACGGAATTCCTTTATCACATGGGTCCCCTTCTGGTCCTCATAATGCCTGGGATCGTTCCTCCACTCCACGAACACCTGCCCGGAGAATGAGTCCCAGTCCCCATACAGAAGGGCCCGCTTCTCCGCCTCCGGCATACTGGCCAGCCTGGCCACATACTCCGGGTCGTTGTTCATAAGGGCCTGATTGTCCCACACGGTAGATGGCACGAAGATCCTCTTCTGCACCTTGGTGTGCTCCTGCCCCTGGGGGTCCTTCCAGCTGACGGTCTCGCTCACCGGCGTCATGGCCGGCGCGGCTGTGATAAACCGCTCCTTAACCCAGCCGTGTCCCACGTTCCCAGGGTTCGCCGTCGAGCGGATGTACACCCTGGTCCCCGGCCCGTTGGGTCGGTTCCGGGAGAACAGATAGCTGTACTCCTCCCAGGTAAAATGCGTCAGCTCATCGAATCCAACAAAGTCATAAGCCTGCCCCTGATACTTAATCCGGTCGTTGGTATGCTGCATGGACCCGAAGATGATCTTCGCCCCGGAGGGAAATGTCCATGTGTGGTTTGATGCATTGTACCTGGCCCCCGGAAAGGCCTGCTTGTAATACAGCAGACTCTTATCTATGAGCTCCCTTAACTCCGGGAAAGTCTTCCGAAGAATCAGCGCCTTATAATGCGGGATTTGCACCTGCCGCAGCGCTTCGATGACCAGAGCGTCGCTCTTCCCACCACCTGCCGCGCCACCATACAGGGCTTCATACTCTGGCCTGGCCATAAACGCCGCCTGTCTCGGCTGTGGTCTCCAGACGATATTATCCATCCGTCATCACCGGCGTCATGAGGATGACTCCGCCGCCCTGACCTGTGGCCTCCACCTTGGGCGTGAGCAGATTGTGGTACTTGGCCAGGATCTCCGCCGCCTTCAGCCTCTCCTTCTCGTCCGGGGCCTTCTCTATCCTTCGGGCTTTGCTGTAGCCCTCTCCGATACCCTCTGTCACCACGATCTCCGCCGTGGACTTTCCCCGGATCACAGCGGTCAGATACTCCAAAATCTCCTGGGCGTCGGCGATCTTCTTCGACTGCATTTCCGTCAGTTGTTGGTCAAGATAAGCCCTGACCTTGGCATTTCTAAGCAGCTTACTCCCGTTGGTTGCAGCTGTTGTTTCCCGCTTTGTGTTTGGGTACGCAGCCAGATATGCCCTTGTTGCGTTCAGGTCCAGCAGATATTCATCCGCAAATCTTTTTTGTCTCTCGGTCACTCTGCGTCCCCCCTTGTTCCGATCCGGGGCGGTTTCCCGCCCCATCCCGGATGCTGTTTTTGATACCAATTGAGAGATGCCGGCCTCGGGCAGCGAGGTGATGCCTCTCTTTCTGTTTTAATTCCACAGGGGTTTCCCCTGGCCGGCGTCCCTGTGTTTCCGTTATATCACGTTTGCTTTCCGGTTTCGCCCTCAGTTCTCTCATAATGTGCCAAAAGAGCGGCGGCGAGGGAACACCCCCGCCACTGCTCGACATTGGCACAGTATCGCTTGCTGTATCCCTGGATCGCTGACCTGGTAGGGAAGCGGATCACTCCGGCCTCGCAATGTACCGCTTTCTTTTCGTCCCATGTAAAAAACGGACAGCACCAGGTGATATGACTATACCCCACCGTCATCCCTCCTTCAGTCTTTGAAGTCCTCCAGTTCGCACAAGAAAGCCACGTTGCAGGCCAGGTGCCACAGGTGGGGCAGGCCGCTCTCCTCATCGGTGCCGGACGGGTCGGCGATGTAGTCCAGCAGATGGCGGAAGGCGGCGTCCCGGTACCGCTGGGGCTCCACGGCCTTCCAGTTATCCGGATCACCGTATTTCCGGGTGCCGTACTCCCGGATCCGGGCGATGTCGAAGATGATCCGGGTGGGCACCAGACTCAGCTTGGCCTTGCCGGCGTCGGCCTTGGCTTCCTGATCTGGGTCTTTGCGATTGACCGCCAGTTCAGTTCGCAGGGCGCGGTTCTCTGCCTGGAGCAAGGCGACCTCATTCTTTTCCTCAGTTGTCTGGCCATCGCGTTTTTGATTGTTCGCCATGGTCCTGCAGGCCGGGCCGCAGTAGACCTGGCGGCTCTTCTCTGTCTTTGTGACAAAGGTCTTCCCGCAGACCGGGCAGATCCGTTTCCAGGTCTCGTATGGAACCTTCTCTCGCTCAGGCGGCACCGGATCCTCGGCCTGACTGACGTACTGTCCGTAAGTCATACCGCTGGCTTTTGCCGCCTCGTTAATTTCATTGATATTCACGTCGACGCCTCCTCCGCGTTCCTGTCCTCCTTCGGCGGTTCCGGCAGCGGCATCCAGTGAGTGACGTCAAACGGGAATCCGTTGGGCGCGTAACCAAAGCCACGAAGAGCCCGCCAGGTAAATGGATGGACCCCGCCGCTGGCGTACCGGTGTTGATAGTAAACGACGACCTCTTGCTCGTCCTGTGGCGTGCGCTCGTCCACCGGGATCCACTTCTGTTCCTTTGCTCTGGCCTCATCCCGCTCCTTCTCCAGCTGCTTGATGATCTCCGCTCCCTCCAGCAACAGACGGGCATACTTCCTCGGGGTGTTGTCCTTCATGGCCTTGTCCAGCATCTCGGTGACAGCCATCTCGATCGAAAAATCCGTGTAGTACATGATCACTCTCCCTCCACCATCTTCGCCAGTGCGTCCACCGGGCACGTCTCGCACTGCTCCTCCGGGAGTTCGTCCTGTTGGTATGTAAACCTACATACCTGGTCACAGATCTTTCCCAGGAGCCTTTCGCCCTGCGCTTCGATGGGCCCCAGCTTCTGGATCAGCTGGTCCTTCTTCGCCGGAGACCAGTAGCCGGTCTTGATCCCGTTGACACGCTCAGCGGTCAGTTTGCTCATGGTATAACCTCCTCACATTCTCCCACCAGAAGTTCGCACCTGGCAGGTCACAGAACTCGTCTTCCTGTACCCCAACCACCAGGATCGGCCCCACAAACTCCGTCCCTCCGAAGCTGACGTTGCGGGGCATCCCCTTCAGCCGTCCTTCCTCGTTGCAGATGATACAGGCGTCGCTGGCCAGGGTGACGGTCTCAATATATCCGCCCACCTTCTCCTGCAGGGCCTCCAGGGTGTTCTCCACCTCGATGATCTCCGGGGGAAGTCCCGGCCTTTTGTATACGGCTTTCATGTTTCCTCTCCTTTCAGCTTCGCTCCATACACCGCCTCCACAAAAGCGTCAGCGTTCTCCAGCGTCCGCTGGGTCCCGTACCGGTTGGCAGCCCCCTCGATCTCCTTCCACATGGCGGCGGTCTTCTCCATGTGCCTGACCTGAGCGGCCCGTTTCTCATACTCCCGGAGGATGGCCAGCTTCTCCTGCTTCCCTCGCTCCTTCGGCATCTCCACCAGCCTGGCGTACTGATACAGCCGCCGCAGGGCCTGAAAGAGCATCTGCTCCGCCAGGTTCAGCCCCTTGGGCATTGGCGCATTCCGGAACGCCAGGTCCTCGATCTTGTCTGGGCTCATATCGTGTCCACCCAGATGTGGATCCCCGGCTGGTCTGCCCACCGCTTGATGACCCGCTCGTCGCAGACCTGGGCGTCGTCCTGCCAGAACCCCTCCGCCGTCATACAGTCCTTCAGCAGCTTCTGGAGGTTATCCGTGTCCGGCCTGGTGGTCCGGTATTCGCCGGTCTTATGTTTCCCAGCCGGCCAGGACCAGACCGTCACCATGGCCACCGCCCCCTCCAGGGGCTTCCTGGGCCGGTACTGCCCCAGGTGGGCCCGGAGCTTCTGCCGGGCGTCTGCAAGCCTGGGGTCCTCGTAGAACCGTGGCTTGCCGTTCTTCACCGCGACCTTCTTCTCCTGGTGGGTCACCGTAGGCGGGACCATCGGCATGAAAAATTCCATCAACAGTCCCTCCCGCGCCATGTGCCGCTCTCGGGGTCATAAACGATAACCTTTGCGTAGTTGACTTTGTCAAAGACATACTGCGCGATCTCCGGCTGAGCAAACAACCATCTGACCACCTCGCTTTTCAGGATGTCGAAGGGCTGGCCCGGGATCGTATGTCTGAGCGGCGGCATCTTTTTGGCTGCGTCAAATTTTTTTGTTTTCACAGCAGTCACCTCATTTTTCGCTTCCGTCAACGGACAGGGGAAGGAAGGACGGCGGGCGGCAGCTTACGCCCGCCTTTCTTTCCCCCGTTGACCGTCAGGGAAATTCCCGTATTTACGTATCGTAGATACTATAGTTTTTCTTCCCTGGGGAAAATCTCGGGTTTTCCCGACTTTTTCCCTTTCGAGGAAAATCTCGGCAAATCACCGACAGACGGATAAAAAGCCGCGTATCGGGAAAACACCGACTTTTTCCCTCGTTTCGGAAAATGAGAGGGAAAACTTTCCCTCCGACTTTTTCCCTCAGTTCTTCCGGCCCACGACCCCCTCGTCGATCCAGAATCCACCGTGCTCCTTGATGCGGTTCCGGACGGTTTTCTCGCTCATGCCCATGCACTGGGCCAGGGCGGGAAGGGTCACGTCGCCGTCGATGGAGCAGGCGCCGAAGGCCATTTCCAGCTCGTTTCGCCGGTCTTTTTTCCGGTCCTCCGGGGTCCGCTTCTTCTTGAAATTCTTCTTCCAGGTCTGGGCCGGGGCCTCCGGGTCGATGTCCGCCAGCACCCCAACCGTGTCGGCCTGATGGACGGGGTACCGGAACCACACGTTCACCGGCGGGAACTTTGGGAACTCCCGCAGGGCCCCCTCGATCCGCCAGGCC